GGTAAAGGCATCCTGTCTGGTACTACTGCTCCGTCTTCGGGTACAGGTCTCGATGGTGATTTTTATATAGACACTGAAGCGTTAGTTATTTGGGGTCCCAAGACCTCTGGCGCTTGGGGGGTTGGAACCGCCTTATCCGCAACCAGTCGTACCCCTGTCGGATCAACTAACAACCCACCTCCTCCGACAGTAGATCCACAGCCTGACGGTAACCCATGGCCAGCTCCGTGGGTTACGTCAGAAGACGGCGCAAGTGGTATCCAGGACTGGAGCAATAACGTTCTAAGACTCGTCAGCCCTGCCGCAGCAAACCAAGCCTCACGTGCCACAGCCCCTTTTGCCGCTCTGGTGTGGTATCGATTCAGCTTGACATTCCCAGTAGTGGTGGATATGACTTCTACTTTTAGCTTTATGGGTTCAAGTGATTTGAGCAACTGTTTTCAGTTAATATTCTCTCCTAACGCTAACACTGTAGAACTGAAGAGAGTGGACGCTAGCACACCAGTAAGCCTTTCATTGACTCAGGCTTATACCTTCGTGGCAGGTCAAGCGGTCGGCGTTTCTGTTAAGTGCGCTGATGGTCAAATTGATATCAAGGTATGGGCTGAGGGTGCGCCGGAACCCAGCCTTCCCACGCTGCAATACTCTACCACTCTCTATAGAACTAATACCTATGCGAGATTTGCTTGCACATCTGGCGCAGCAGCAACGTCGAGAACCGTTCTCCTCAGTGCGTTTTCTGTTCAGACAGGAATTCAATCCCTTGATCCAACAGCGCACTTAGCTCAATCATCCAGCCAAGCTTTTACCACTGGTACTACCGCGCTTGATGTAAACTTCATCAACCAAACGGGAACGTTAGTCGTCGCTTCCCAAACGCTACGTAGCAACTCAGCTGCTCTTGGTGAGGCTTATTATAACTACAATATAAACTCAACAGATCATTTCGTAGAAGCAAAGCTGGTGATTGGCGCTTCGGGTACTAACGTTACGTCTGGTGTGACAGCTCGTCACTCAACTTCTACGAACACATTCTATAAACTATCATCAGCTGTAGGTATAGCTAACATAAAGCTATATAGAGTTGTTGCAGGTGTGGCTACGGAGATCGGCACTTTTGCTGCTAACATGTCCGTTAACACCACAAGAACATTACGTTTAGAAGTTCAAGGTAATTCGATTAGAGGATACCTTGACGGAACACAAATCATAACAGCAATCGATTCTACTATCACTACCGGTACAAGGGGTGGAGTTTCTATTAACCCCGGTGCTGCTGCGGCTAACGCTAGCATAGACGATTTTTCTGTTGGCGCGCTTACTAACACGCCTGGAATTTCAAATAACGTACTCTTTACGCAGTCATTTGATACGGGATCCAATGCTGCAAGTGTTGGATTCACCGACATGCTACCAGGAGTCCATAGCCTTGAACAGCCGATCATTATCGCAAATGGCGTGGCTCAAGTAGGCGATGGAAGCTTCTTCAGAAATGCAAACGCCCTATGTAACACGGATATGGTTTCAGCTGACCACTGGGTTGAGGCTGATTTAGTTATTGGTTCGAGTGTAGCCAATCAATACTGCGGAGTTATGGCTCGTGTTACCAAGCCAGCTACGGGACCGTCGTACTCCTTCTATAAGTGGGAGTGTCAAGCTTCAAGTAACTCGGTTAGATTGGAAACTGTAGTAAACAACAGCGTTGGCATTTTCAGCCAAGTAGTTCCTTACAATATTCAACCCAATACTACCTATAAGCTAAGATTAGAGGTAGTTGGTTCGAATATAAGGGGCTTCATTAATAATGAAAAGATTCTTGATGTAACTAACTCTGCTCTTACTACTCAAACTGGTGTTGGTTTTAACGTTGGAAGAATTGACAACACCCTTGCTACTGCTTGGATAGATAACTTTAGGGCAGGAAACTTCCTAACAGGCGGTACTGGTGGTGGTGGTACCGGTGGCACTGGAATTTCCCTTGCTGAAGCCTTTGGCAGTGGTACAACGGGGACCGATGCTAACCTATCTAGCATCAGAGGAACCCTTGCGATTTCTGGTGGTCAGCTACAGGCAGGCACTACGTCAACGGAGATTGACGCCTACCATACTACAGATCTGGGATCTGCAAACCATTATGTGGAAGCAGACTTCGTTATCGGAGCAGCTGATACAACCACATATTGCGGTATCAATGCTAGAATGGCAACCAGTGGATTGACTTACTACTGCATAGAAACTAGTGGAGATAGAAATCAGGTCGAATTAATTCGAATTGTAGCAGGCACTTATACGAGCCTAGGTACGTACTTAACTGGCTGGACATTGAATTCAACTCATAGAGTTAAACTGGAATGCAATGGTTCGACCATCAATGCTTATACCGATGGAACACTAAGAATAAGCGTTACGGACACAGGGATCTCTGGTGGTACCAGGGCCGGAGTTCATATGTGGACTACGTCAGTGTCAAACATTAAATTGGATAACTTTGCTGCCGCTGTTATCGGCGCAGTCTTAACGAATGAAACACCTACAGTTCCAGGTGTTGGCACCGGTACGTTCCTCACAAGTGGAAGACACATTGTCGATCCATCTGGATATAAGTTTATTCCTATTGGTATGAATGGATTAGCTGCTCCAACTGGAAACGTTCCTGTATCAGGATGGTGGGCTACCAACCTTACTTATATGAATAGCAGAGTAACTACTTATAAAAATGATTGGAAGTGTAACTTCCTAAGAATAAACACATGGTACGACGCTGCTTCTGGATGGACACAACAAGAATTTATTGACGGAGTTTACGCAGTTGCTGACGAATATATTGCACAAAATATAGTTGTTACATACTCAGAACAAAGATGGACCGCAGACGATCCATACGTTGCTCCTACTTATACAACGCTGATGGCAGAGCCATACTTTAAGAATCTCTTTGAAGGATGGATTGCGAGATATAAAACCAATAAGTATGCGTGGCTATATCCACTTAACGAGCCATGGCGAGCTGACAACCTTTCCGGTTGGGCAGCTACTGGCACGGCGCTTTATAATCGCGCAAGAGAATTAGGTTGGACTGGTATCTTTGTTTGGGGAATGCCAGACTTTGAAAAGGCTATTGATCTAGTTTCCACATCTACAATCTTTGAAGATTTTTTGAATGGCAAGACAAACGTGGTACTAGCATGGCATAACTACACAAACGGTACTCAAGCACAGCAATCAGCTTGGGCTCAAGCATGTAACGATAAGGGCATTCCTGTTATAATCTCCGAGTGTGGTCAAAGCCCTTGGTCGGCTCCAGATCCCGTCATGCAATCCTCTCTTCAATGGACATTTGACAACTGCTGGATTCATGGATTCGGCATGGTCCAACGTGGTGGATCTGGAAATAGAAATAATACAGCTACACTTCGCGCATTAGATGGCGCGGCATTCTATGAAACAGCATACGCGCTTACGGATCAGGGTACCAAGCTAATGTATCTTGGAAATAACAAACCTCTTCCACAAGCTATAGCAGTATAAGGGATTCTATGGCATCTCGAATTAAAATCAGAAAAGATACCGCAGCTCAATGGACGGCTATTAATCCTGTCTTAGCAAACGGAGAGATGGGTATAGAGTTAGGCAATCCACCGAGAGCGAAAATTGGTAATGGTGTTCTTACTTGGAATCTATTAGGATACATTGAAGGCCCAACTGGACTTACTGGACTTACTGGAGTTGTAGGAGAACGAGGAGCCACAGGTGCGCAAGGAGCCGCTGGAATCAACGGTACACCTGGAACTCATGGGACTAACGCAACTTATATCTTAGCAGGAAATCAGCCGCCAACTGCATCAGTCGGTAAAACGGGAGATTTCTTTGTCGATAGGGTTAGCAAAGTTCTTTGGGGTCCTAAGCAAGTGGGTGGGTGGCCAGCCTCTGGTAAGAGTATAGCCCCATCTACTACCCCGGTAGGTAATGCGAACATCAATACAGGTACCGGAGCACCCATTGGCGCTGATGGATCTCCGTGGCCGTCTCCATGGATCACTACAGAAACAAGCTCCAGTGGAATTCAGGATTGGAACTCTGGAAAGCTCAGATTAGTTTCACCTTCCGCGGGAGGAGAGTCCTCCTCTGCCTACGCTAACTTGACAAAATCAAATATCTTTATCAAGTACAATTTTTCCCTTTCGTCGGTTGTTGACGCAAATGCCCAGTTCTTGTTTAGGGCTTCGTCAAACTTAAACGTAGGATTTGCACTTAATTATAATCCAGCGACTAGCACAATTGATTTTATTCAAAAGTCTAACTCAATTGAAACAGTCCTATTCACTAGTGCTTTTAACTTCGTAGCGGATCAATCTATTACCACTGATATATATCTAATCGGTAATAGAATGCTAGCCAAAACATACCCATCTGGTCAAGTGCAACCCACTGTGCTTACTTTTGACTTTGATGTTTCTTCGGCTTTATATAACGATCAAACAAGAGTAGCATTTAAAATCACTGGTAACGCTAAGACGATGTATCTATCGTCTTTCATATCCAGCGAAGTTCCAGTTGGAATAGAGCCGACACCAACCATTACTCTTTCTCAGAATTTCAATAGCGTGACATCGGCAGCAGCTGCGGGTTTTGTGGCAACTGCTGGATCTTTTGCTATTGCATCACAGGGACTAAGAAGTAATGTAGCCAGTAACTCTATTGGTTACTACAGCTACGATTTAAGCTCAAATAATACTTTTGTTCAGGCCAAGTTTATATTTGGGACAAGTGGAACAAACGTCACTGCGGGACTAAACGGACGAGTAAGCTCTAACAAAAATAGCTACTATAGATTCACTACATCTGCTGGACTGGGAACGGTTAAACTTTCCTATGTATCTAATGGGGTAGTCACCGATATTGATTCGTATGTAGCCAACATTCAACCGAATACAGAGCATGTGTTCAGATTGGAATGTCAGAACACATCTATAAGATGTTATATAAATAACCAAATTGTTATTTCTTACAACGAAGCTACTCCAGGTACGACTATTAATCCATTTACTGGTATAACAATTAATCCAGGAGCGTTTACTTCTAACGTCACAATAGATGACTATCTTATCGGTACGTTGAGTGGCACAGTAGTTGAGGGAAACAGTACGCTGTTCACGCAAGATTTCAATGCGGTGTTTACACCTAATCCAACAAATGATAACAAACTTCCATCACGCATTATGGGTGGATACTACGAAACTGGCCCTGTATTTCCGAACAACGTTCCACCGACGGAGATGGACGACGCTTATAACGTTTTCTTCTGCGCCTTTGCTACTATCGGCGCAGATGGAACAGCCACGTTCAGTATAGCTGGCAACACCATACCTAAACCACAGCTAATCGCTTATTTTGCTCAGGTACGTGCAGAAGGTAGACCAGTTATCGTTTCCATTGGCGGTTGGGCTGGTGCCTTATCGGGCCTTTCTTCATTGGCGCATCAAAATCAATTCTTCAATACCATCACACCGATCATTGATGAATACGGTTTTGACGGTTTAGACTGGGACTTGGAGCACGTAGACGGTAGTGCATCTGACATACCAGATGGCATCTCCGTAACTGGATTAGCTTCCGTATCGCGCAGGCTTAAGGCCAAGTACGGAAGTAGATTCCTGATCACCATGGCTCCTGCTGTGATGAACGTAACTGAGTATCAACAGTTAGCAGCAAACCTGCACGCAACTGGTGAACTTGATCTTGTTATGTTCCAGTTCTACAACATGAGTTACGTAGCAACGCCAGCGCAAATTGTTACAATAATTGGTGAGTGGATTGCAGCCATTGGTAATGGATTCACGGCTAACAAATTCATTATGGGTATGATGTATACGGTTGGAAACTTCGACAGTATCAACTACTCCCAGATGGTTGCCTGGTTCAATGCCGTAAGGATCGAGTATCCAACCATTCGTGGAGTTATGCTCTGGAGCCTTCAGGATGGAGATCTCGAACGCAACTGGGAATTTGCTAATACTTTCAGACCACTAGTGAATCCCGATCTTGGTAGCGGTATTGGCAACGGTGTCGGAGTTTCAACTGGACAATTCCATGTAAACCCTGAAGGTTCTATAGTTGATCCCAATGGACGTTTTTTCATTCCCACTGGTGGATGTACAGTCAGCCAACCAACTGGATTGAACGTAAACGATTCCGTTTGGGGCACTACAAGCGGTGCTCATAGCTATGCCAATGGAAATGCTTGGAGAGCAAAAGCTGCTGGCTGGAACTGCACCGAAATAACAGTACCGATCCCGACAGCTATCAACGGGACAACTGCTAATATTTTCACAGAAAACTTTGATGGTCGTGGGCAGACCATATCTAATGGAACCTTTGTTACTAGCACTAACTCGTTCGCTCGTATCGATCAGAACATTCCGCCTACCGGGTACGTCGACTGGAACGGCAACTATTACACGGGCCTCAACCAAGACGGCATGCCCCGGTTCTCCACCGTCAGCAAGACGGGGACATACTCCATGCGCGCCGGTCTGGTGTCGCAGGGGGAGGGCGTGTTCGGCGGGTCGTTCTACCACTACTCGATGGACACGGTAGAGCCGATCGTATACTTTGATTGGTGGTATCGGTTCGACAACGTCACGGCGCAGGCGGCCCAGAACGGCTCCACCCCCGGCCTGTGGCTTGCCCGCCCGAACTGGTCGAACTTCGACACCCAGACGCCGCGTCTGTCGCTCGACAGAAACCTGAACCTGTCGCAGGGAGGTGCCTGGGGAGCCTACTCTATGTCGCCAAATACCTGGTATAAGATGTCGTCGGTCATCAACTGCCCCGCGAACAAGATCACCACCACTATCCGCGATGCCAACGGCAACTGGCTCGATGCGATCGAGTCTAACACCGGTGGCGTGTGGGGCGTCGGCTTCATTGAGTTCGGTGCTCTCTGGTGTAACATGCAGCACTTCACCACGACCGGCTACACCTACTGGGATGATGTTCAGATGAGCACGCAGCCAATCGGCGTTGGAAGTTCCGATCCGTTTACGCTTCAGCAATCTTTAGAAGGATTAGCTCAAGCTTTAGACGAGTGGACTGCTGCTGGAATCGTTTGTATTGTAACTCCAACGTCGGCTGCTATCAGAGGATCAAATCCAACTAGTTGGAACGCATCTTCATTGGATAGCGTAAGAAATATTCATAATTATGTGATAGCTAACTATAAAAATAATCAATACGTTTGGCTTGAAACACTAGGAGAATCATTTGGCCCTGCAGGCTCTGATGGCTCAGGTCAATGGACTAACTGGTCTAACGTAAGTGCAGCCTGCTTTAACGATGCTATCGCCCAGGGATGGAACAACATGCAGGTGTTCCTCATGGCTGGTTATGGTGATGGAATAGATGTTATGGCTAATTCCACGCTCTATGATAACTGGTTTACAGCTAGGGCTAGTACTAAGTTGGCTTTCGGTTGGCATAACTTTGGTACAGAAACAACTCTTGAGTTGATGAGATCAAAAACCGCTGCTGTTAAGGCAAAAAATATTCCATTAATCATTACGGCTTTTGGTCAGAACTGGAATGACGGACTCACTGGGTTCGGTCGAACCAACACTTCAGAGGTATTTGCTGTAGATTTCGTAAGAGATTATGGCGCACAAGCAGGATATCGCACAGGCGGATTGGCTTGGCAGGCTACGGGTCGTCATTCGACCGTGACAACTACAGCAATCGCTAATGGACCATGGCCAGGTAATTATTATTCCCTTAGATACTGTCGTAACAATGCTAGGTTTAGACCGTGGTATGACGAAGGAGAAGCTCTCAACGAGGTAGGGCAATTGATTGCGACTCGTGGAGCACTGGGGTATTCGGTCATAGGTGGTGGCCCAATTGAGGCTAATGGTGGAGGGCAAAGCGGTGGAACCAATACCGCTACTGGTTCGTTCCTCGACTATGGGTTTAGCTATCTAACGACAAGTACTCCAACGGCTTTCACCGTTACGAATGGAGTTGTCAAGGTTACCGCAAATACAACGACGCCTTCAGCTGAAGCGTATGCGACTAAGGACATGGCCTCTTCTGATCATTGGGTAGAGGCCGATGTTATAGTGGGTTCTTCAACCTCAAACCAATTCGCTGGCGTTATAGCGAGGGTAAAAACAACTGCACCATATTCTTATTATAAGTTTGAAGTAGCAGATTCTTCTAGTCAGCTTAAGTTAAGTGCGTTCATTAATGGAGCAGAGGTCAGAGCCTGGTACGCTCCATATACCTTAATTCCTAATACATCAGTTCGACTTAGAATGGAATGTGTCGGAACTAACACACGTTGTTTTGCTAACGGAACAAAGGTTTTGGATGTGGTTCATGAGCCAGACACCAATGTGCCCGGTAATGGAGGTATCACTTCTACCGCTAACATAGCCGTTGAAACTTATGAAGGTAAGTCACAACCCATTACGGATGGAACGTTGATAACGAGTAACAATAGTATCGCAAGAGTAGATGCAGCGATTCCAGCCACTGCCTTTTACGTTTTTGATGCGCCAGATCAGTTTAACTCGCAACCAAACAACGAAGTGCTTCCTCAGTTTGATACAGCCCAGAAAAAGAATGGAACATATAGCGCTCGATTTGCCTTAGAGCGTCCTCCTTCCTTCCCCACGAGTTGGGGAGCTAGCTACTTCCACTACTCTATTCAGAATCCAGCACCAGTATTGTACTTAAACTTCTGGTGGAGGATGGATGCAGCTATGGCAAATGGCATCACTGCTGGTTCTGAGCCAAACCTCATCCATGTACGTTCAAGCTTCGGCGGAACTCAGCTAACCTATCTGAGAGTGAATACTAATAGACAGCTGGTGTGGCACAGGTCGGTTGCCAATACACGTAGCACTGGTGGTATCCAGTATCAAATTAATACATGGTACAAGATAGAAACCACTATGGACGCAGTTGCGGGAACTAGCAGAGTTATTGTTAAAAATGAGGCTGGTACTATCCTCCAAGATTCTTCTCATGTCTTCGATTCAGTTTCCTCTATAGGTTTCGCTGAGTGGGGTGCTGCTTGGTGTAGTTTGGCGAACTTTGCTGTTCGTGGTCATATGTGGTTTGACGATGTAGAGTTAAGTAGCGCCCCGATTGGCGTTTCAGCTCCCTCTAATACAGTACCTGGCACCATAATAGCCAACACAACTAAGGTTGGTTTGAATATGGGCAGAGCTTCTAATGCTATTTCTACTGTTAGCATAGATAACTTCAAGGCTGGAAACTTCGTTGCAGGAGGAGGGGGAGGAACCCCACCTCCAACCCCCGGTGCCGGAGAAGCGAACAGCATAACTCAACCTTTTAACACCGGTGCTACATCTTCATCGGTTGGCTTTGCTAACTTCAGAGGCGACTTTGTTGTGAGCGGCGGAGTAGTCAAAGCTGCGACGGTCAACCAAGACTTCGACAGTTATCATACGACAACACTAACACTTTCTGATCATTTTGTCGAAGCAGATTTTATCTTTGGAGCTGCGGATCCTTCTGGTTCTTACTTCGGCGTTAACGCTCGTATGTCTCGCACGCAGCAGACCTGGTACGGTGTTGAGATAGAGGGTAACCCTGGAACTCTTCAGCTGATTAAATTCATAAACGGTATTGCAACTCTACTTGGCACATGGACAACCGGATGGACCGCTAACAGTACGCATAAAATTCGTCTGGAATGTTTTGGTAGTTCGATCAAAGTTTACGCTGATACAGCATCTGTAATTTCCGTTATAGATACGAGTATAACGGGTAATGTTAATGTCGGTATTCATGGTTACGCCGGATCCAATGTTAACTCGGTTACTGTTGATAACTTCTATGCTCAGATAATTACTGGTGGCTCCAACCCTGGTACCTCGGTCACCATTGCCGAAGCTTTCAACTCAGATCCAATTCCATTTACCACCCGCCTGAATGCGGGAGGCTTTGAGCGCGGAGCTGGTGGTGTTCTATCCGTTACAGCGGCGACTGGTACTGACCACGAAGCCTATCACAATACCGACATAGGATCTTCTGATCACTGGGTAGAAGTTGACATAGTACGTGGTACAACCACGACCACAACACCTGGTGGCGGTGGGAGTGGTGCAAGTCAGGCAACTACAGCTCGATTCTTCTATGGTGGCACAGGGGTATATAACACGCTTATTGCGGATTGGGATGTACAGGTTCATCCACGCTCTGCCGCGATTGTTCAAACTCTGGCGAACGGTACAAACGACCGCGGTCTTACGACTGAGGCGTTCGGCACCTCGATCGTGGATTATGATCCCAATGGTGAAACATACCAGTTGATCATTATGAATGACAGCATCTACGGCGGTGCATACGGTGGGTCAGGTCAGTGGGGATTTAATAACGCTACATACCTATATCCAACCGTAAAACTGCAGCCGGGCTTCCAATGGCCGTCAGGTACGGACGGGGCGTTTGCTATCCGTGACTGGGCGAATGATCGATGCATCAACCTGTGGATCCCATCTTATGACGCGGCGAACAGGAGAATCCTGGCTCACTGGGGTGGCGTGTTCCCAGCGAACAGCGATGGCAACTCGATGTATCCAAACTACTCACCCGGACCATACCAACAAACACAACAGCAAAACCGTTCAACTGGCACAGGTGCAGTGTACGGACATACCGCTATTGGAGTAAGTGCCATGCAAGGCATGTTGTTGTTCGATGACTTGCAACGTGGCGTGATCAACCATGCGCTGAACTTCGCAACTCGAATGATCGCTGGTCCACCGCAGTCGCCTGGTACGGCATTCTTCTACCCGGCTACTACGAATGACGGATCAGAATATGGCCCCGACCGTGTTGAAGCCGGTGCTCGTTTTCAGCTGACAGCATCCGACGCAACGATTAATGCTATCTCTCACCCAGGACAGCGAATGATGGCCAGATGCCTCAAGGACTACGGGGCGTTCATATCTGACTTCGCAGGAGCTATGATGACGTACGGGTCGCAGCGTCCGAAAGCGGGCGTTCCGTCCGAGGCCGCTTTGTACACGAATTACGGATGGAGTCTCGCCGGTGACGGGTGGAACCCGATGAACGAGATCCCGTGGAGCCAGGCAAGAATCTTAATTCCTGGTCCAAATGCCCCATTTATGACTCAGAGTTCTGCTACGGTCTTTAACCCGACTCCCATCACTACAACCACACCTGTTACTGATCCACTTGGAAGTATTTTTGGCGTCCATGCTCGCATGTCTACGTCCACAAAGACATCCTATTCAGCAGTTTCGGCCAATGGCGGTGCGGTTATGCTGTACAAACACATCAACGGTGTCTCAACGCAATTAGGATCCTGGACAACCGGATGGGCTGTTGCCGGAAATCACAAGATTCGCTTGCAGTGTGTCGGTACGACTATAAAAGTTTTTGCTGATGGCGTAGAAGTTATTAGTGTAACTGATTCCTCTATCATTACTGGAACTAGAGTCGGAGTTCGTGGTGCAGCCGGTTCTGTCAAGGGCGCAATCCTGTTGGACAACTTTGCTGCTCAGTCACTTGGTTCAACTAACACTACGACACCAGCTCCCTCTGGTACTGGTGGTGGAGCTACTCCTCCTACTGGTTCGATTCTGTCGGACACATTCGACTCACTGCTGAACTTTACTATCATCGATGGCGCTGCTCAATTGGTCAGCGGAAGACTGGGCGTTACCAGCCTGAATGCAGATACAATAGCTCAACATAAGACTGACATGGGTGTCGTCAACCATTACGTAGAAGCCGACTGCGTTATTGGCTCGGCGGATACTGGTACATATTGGGCTGTATTAGCCAGAATGTCAGCTACTGGTCGTAGCTTCTACGCAGCGGAAACTGTCGGTGATCGTCAACGTGTAGCCATAGTGAAAGTTATAAATGGAGTTAAGTCTTCTCTTGGCGAGTACATTACTGGATGGCCTCTGAATTCGACCCGTAAAATTGGATTGCAAGTTAACGGATCTACTATCACGCTTTACACAGATGGTGCCGCAAGGTTAACGGTAACTGACAATGCACTAACTGCGGAGACCTTGGTTGGTATCAGAATAATGTCTTCGTCTTCAACGTCGGCTATGTTGTTCGATAACTTCAGAGCTACCACACTTTCATCTACTCCATCCACTGGAGGAAACACAAGCGGTGGTGGTGGAACCACAACTCCTCCACCAAGCGGTGGCGGTGGAACTACAACACCTCCCCCAACTGGCGGCGGCGGAACGACTCCTCCACCTCCGCCCCCTCACCCTCCTCCAACGGGTGGCGGTGGAACCAACGTAAATCAAGGTTTCTTCTCGACATCCTTTAACGCTGATGGAGGTGCATCTGCAAACGGTATGGCCGATACACCACCTAACGGTTTGCATGAATATAACGTACCATTGGTAGTGTCTGGCGGCGTTGCATATCCAAGGGATTGGGCTCAGGGCTATGGAGACTGCGTTGCGTTCCCAGCTCAAAATGATATAAATACAAATCAGTATGCGAAAGCCCTGATCCATATCGATTGGAGCGGTAGAGCTGGAGCTTACACTGGGGTAATGGTTAGGGTTAACCCAACCTCTGGTACTGGTTGGGGTATTTTCGACTATTCTTGGTACAAGTTTGAAATGACAGGCTATGGAACCATTCGCTGTACTAAGGTTATCGATCACACCCCTATAGATATATGGAGTGGTAACTGGACTCTGAACGCAAACACTACGTATGAATTCTACCTGGAAATTATAGGTAATACACTCAAGGGCAAGATAGACGGAGTAGAGTTGTTCACTGTTAATGACTTTGATATCACAACGGGTAAACCTGGTATCACTTTGTATAACGAGACTGGTCAACAACAAACTACGATAGAATACTTTGAAGCTGGGAGCCTTTAGTATGGTAACGAGACTACAATTAATCTCTGGTTTCAGAGATGAGGCGTTCGCACCTGGAGTAAATCCAGGCGCTGCTGAGTTTATCGTTTGGGGTAAGGATATCTATGATCCAAGTGGTAATAAGTTTATACCCGTTGGCATGAATGGTACTGCCGCTCCAGGTGGCAGTGGGCCACAGGGTTGGTTTGCTACTAATAACACATACGTTAATGGACATTCAGATATGTTTAGTTCAACCAACTTTGTGCATACTGATGTTTTTCATTACCAACCACTACCGCCTGCCAGACTGGTGGATACCAGGTTGAATGGCTCAACGGTAGACAACCTATACGAAGCGACAGGGCCGTTAATTCCGGGTTCTAAACACTTTCAGATAGCAGGCAGAGGTGGCGTGGCCGTAGACGCAGAAGCAGTTGTGCTTAATATCACCACTGAATCTTCATTTGAGGAAAGCTTTATTGTGATGTGGCCCGTTGGAGTAACGCACCCTCCCACTTCGATCATGAGGACTGAAGAGGATGTAACCAAGACTACAACAGTGATAATGCCGGTTGGTCCAACCGGAGCGATATCGATTTACACCCAAGTGGGCTCTACTGATATGACTATCGAGGCACTGGGATATTTCTCGAATGATCATGGATTTTATACCACTGATCAAGTGCGACTCTTAGACACGAGATTTGATTCACCGACTGTAGATAGCCAGTTTGAAGGTACGGGTAAGTATATCGCAGCTGAGACAAGGAATCTATCAGTACTGGGTAGAGGTGGGGTCCCGTCGACGGGTGTCTCTTCCGTAGTGCTAAACGTCACCGCTTATGATGCTAGCGTGGACACTTCAGTTAAAGTGTGGGCCGCGGGAAATGCTAAGCCCGCAAATGCTGACCTCTATGCTTCAACAAATACCACCAACTCCACGATGTGCATAGTTCCCATCGGCGCAAGTGGACAGGTGTCATTGGAAAACCTGGTTGGAACTGTAGATATAACGGTGGATGTTCATGGTTATTTTCTCACTACAGAATCCGGTTATACATCTATTAATCAGATAAGATTGATGGATACAAGGGCAGGACAAGACACTGACGACAGACTCTATAATTCTGTCGGACAGCTAACTGCGAATGTGGCATATCCTATTCAGGTATGCGGTAGAATGGGTACGCCATTTGGAGCTACGGCAGCAGTATTGAAGGTAACAGCATTCAACTCGGTTGAGGATGGTAGTTTAATCTTATGGGGCGATGGTATAGCTCCTGACATATCACAAGTTAGATTTACTGATGGTAAAACTACGTCTAATACAACGATAGTTCCATTAAGTTCTCTTGGCTTTGTGCATTTGAAGTCGAGTAAAGCCGTTGATGTTGCAGTCGACATTGTAGGCTGGCTCCCAGCGGGTAAGATGGGTTGGGGTTGCAACTTTTTGAAGTTAAACGTATGGGATCCGCCATCCAGTTATACCTCTCAGGATATAATAGAGGGCATTTACGCAGCGGCAGATGAGTATACTTCGAAGGGAGTAGTCGTATGTGCATCGAACTACTCTTATTCAGCGGACTATACCAATGCCAAAAATCCAAGAGGGATGCCTTCTTACGATGATCTCTATGCAGATCCATTTTTCGTGTCTCTTTTTGAAGGCTGGATAAATAGATACAAGAATAATCCAAGAGCATGGTTGTATCCATTAAGTCAACCATGGAGAAGTGACAACCTATCTGGGTGGGATGCGACTGGAACAGCTTTATTTAACCGAGCAAGATCACTTGGTTGGACTGGTGTATTTGTATGGGACTTGCCACACTGGGGTCTCGGTTTGGATTTGGTAGCTACTACTACTATCTGTGAAGACTTTCTAAAAGATAAAAAGAATGCAGTATTAGGATGGCATCACTACAACAATGGTAGTTATGAAAACAAAACTAAGTTGGCGCAAACCGCTGCGGATAAAGATATACCGATTATCATAAGCGAAGTGGGTAATAGAGTTAATTACTCTCCGGATCAAATGATAGAAAAAACTGGAGAAGACATTTCTGTTGACTGGTGTAGGGATAACGCTTTTAACTTTGGGTTAGGATTTGTTGCCTGGCAAGGTACTGGAAATATCAGTAATGAGTATGTTTTAGGGGACTCGAAAGGTACAAGCTTCTATCAAATCAGAGAAGCTTCAACAGATGGTCTTGTATCTACACCAACGTTAAGCCCATTGGGGGTTGCGCTCCGTAAGGTGTCCAACGATTTAATGGTTTATTCCAGATTCAGATAATAAACGATTACTATATCTTTAGTTGATCAAGGAGTGATGTTTTGAGCTACAAAATCCTTTTTAGAAGAGGCACAGACACAGAATGGTCTAGTAGCAATCCTATTTTAACCTATGGTGAAGTGGGATGCGAAATGGGCGCGTCCCCACAGCTGAAGGTTGGAGATGGAATGACGCCTTGGAACGACCTACCATATGCCGGTAGTGGTATTGGGGTTGTTCCTGGTGGAGACGCCGGAGCTGTTTTGACTAAGGATTCATCCACAAACTATGACACTTCTTGGGTATCAAGAGTTTCCTTAGCGGAAGATGAGTCGTTCAGTGAAAGATTTGAATACAAAGTCGCCATAGACGTTAGAGACCATGGCGCTCTTTTCGATGGGGTAACTGACGATTCCACAGCAATCCAAGCAGCGATTACTGCTGCTGCAGTTTCGGGTGGGATAGTGAGAATGCCCGCTGGAACTGCAATAATTTCTACTGCAATGATCTTAAGAACCAACGTCGTCATTCAAGGTGCTGGCCTCAATCTTACTACGATCAAGCTGTCCCCCAATGCTAACTGCGCAGCATTCGAGACCGAAGATTTTGCCACCCTAAATGCTGGCAACACTATAGCCGGTCCTCATTCCTTTGCCGTAAGAGACCTGACCATTGATGGAAATAAGATCTATAACGTTACAAGTTATGGACTTAAAATCTACGGTTATGGATTTGAACTTTCAAGACTAAGAATTACTGAATGTGACAACCAGGGTATATACAGCAAGTGGTCCAGCGAATTGGGCGAAGCTCTTCCTAATGATATGATGGCCTCGATCACCGATGTACAGGTACACAACTGCCTTGGTGACGGTATCCAGTGGCATGGCCCTCACGACTCGGTCTTCGTCAACTGCTACACGTATCGTAATGCACGTGGGATCGTTGTAGAAACAAACGGTAATGGAAGTACTTTCTTCGGCTGCCACTCTTACGGTATCGGACAGCAATGGGGAGCTTATCTAAACACTACCGGATGCGTACTTGTTGGATGCACCATCGAAGGTGGTGGTCTAAGTAGCTCTGATGGTGGTCAGGTATATATCGGCGCAAACGATGTGAGTATCTTCGGAGGCCAGATCTATTCAGCTGGGGTAGGAACTCCAGCGAATAACGTAAGAGGAATCGTGATTGGTACGGCTTCACCAATTTCAGGTACACACATCGAGACAAAGATCTCTAACTGTGCAGCGGGCGCTTTGGTTCTAACCAATGATGGTGGTGGTTATTATTCTGGTTTGGTCTATCAAACTACAGGGGCATCAGTAACTGGAACTCTACACGTTGACTCTAATCTCTTGATGAACGTCAATGGTGGAGCGACATATATAGGATCTCAGATAAATGGTGGCACTTTTAAAGTTGAGAAGCTTTTTGTCCCTATTAGCAATGGTGGATTTGCTGCTATGGGTACCGCTACCCTGGTCGCTGGTAAGGCTCAAGTGTTTACGGGAGCAATCACTGCAAATAGTTACATCTTTGTCACGCCGACAAACCCAGGTGGTACCGTTGGTACCCTAGTGGCGAAGAATATTGGTGGTACTGATAGATCAGCTGGTAACTGGTTCTTCGTTTCTTCAATGACAAGTGCTGGTGCAGTGCAGACCTTAGATACTTCTACATTTAATTGGCTCCTTATTGAAGGTTCATGATTCTAGTCGGTTACTACTGTAGGTGTTAAAAACTATTTACAGGAGTAATCATGGCCGAAATGATTCACGAAGTAGTGAGAGCCGGTGACGGTTTTCTTAGGATTGCGGGCAGACTTGCCCCAGTTGGGATAACTCCTACGCAAAAAGCAGCCTTCGCTAAGGCAATCGCTACAGCCAATGGCCTTACGCTAACCTCTACGATCTACGTAGGACAGATTTTACACGTAGATCCAGCAACCATTCCCAGTCTGGTAGCCTAGAATTAAAAATAAGTTGGCTAAGGAATTTACAATAGGGACCAAATAGGGTATAATGCTATTGGTGGCGGACCACTAACAGAAGTCAATTGACCATCACAGGAGTATAAATGGCCGTTTCGCACTACGTAGTAGTCGCCGGGGATAGTTGGGGTGGCATAGCCACTAAACTATCACCTTCAGGCGTTACTTCCACACAAATCACAACATTTGCAACACAGATTGCAGCACAAAACGGCACAACGACAGCTACCACACTAGTGGTGGGTAGAGTTCTGCATGTTGACGAGGCTACCATCCCTAGCGTTATCGCACCACCCCCAGTAACTGTGCCAGGAGCACCTACTTCTTTGACTGCAGTAGCTGGTAATCTAAACGTAAATTTAACTTGGGCAGCTCCAGCTAATAACGGTGGCGCTGCAGTTACGGGTTACAGCGTTCAGCGTAATGGAGTCTTTCTTTCTAGCACTCCAGGTACAACCTATTCTGATGGTACCGTAACTAATGGCATTTCTTACACCTATACCGTAAGAGCTATCAACTCAGCTGGCTCTTCAGTCGATTCCAATACCGTCTCGGCTACCCCAGTAGCACCAGCCACGGCACCCGGTGCACCTACTGGGCTAACTGCTTCAGCCGGTAATGCTTCTGCCAGTCTAGTATGGACTGCACCAAATAACAATGGTGGTTCTCCTATAACCGATTATGAAATTTGGAGAGGTACTCCTGGTACCAGCGGTGCTTCGTTCTCCACTAACTTCTCTACCGGTCTGGTAGCAAGCGATGTTGGGCTAGCTAACACTCCATCAAATGGACTACACAATTACAACGTAGCACTCGCTATTTCTGGCGGTGTGGCGAGACCATCAGCTCCAGCTGGAGAAGGTTATGGCGATTGTATCGCCTTCCCAGCACAAAATGACATTAGTGCTAATCACTTCGCTGAGGCCGATGTAGTTATCGGTGCAGCTGGGGTAGGATCTGGTGGCACTGGTGCCTATACGGGCGTCATGGTGCGCGTTACTCCAACCTCTGGTTCAGGTCATCCTGCATCAGCTTACAACTGGTATAAGTTTGAGGTTTGCGGCGATACAAATAACGTAAGATTTGTAAAGATTGTTAATGGAGCCATCGCTGGAGATCAATACTATCCATATTCAGTCCAGCCAAACCAGACATACAGGTTCCGTCTCGAAGCGAATGGGTCTACCATCACGGGTAAGATTAACGGGTCGACAATCTTCACTAGAACAGAGACTCAGCTGACAAATGGTAAGCCTGGCATTACCATTTATAATAACACGGCAAATCAAACCGCAATTGATAACTTTAGTGCAGGAGATTTGGCAGCCGGAACAGGTACTACCTGGACCCTGCTGGCTGATGGAGTGGGTACTTTCGCAGCGTTTGTTGATTCAGGACTTACAAATGGAATCACATATAGCTATAAGGTAAGAGCCAAGAACGCTGTTGGCACGTCTGTTGATTCAACTGCTGTATCAGTTACGCCAACCGCACCAGTAACTCCACCTCCAACGACCACCGTTATTAATGAGAACTTCAACAACGGCATTGGTGCGTTCACGATGCTGCGTGGAAATGTTACTGCTTCTAACGGTATGCTACGTCCATCAGCTGTCAATACAGAGGTAGACGCCTACCATAACACTGACTTGGGTACCCCAAATCACGAGGTAAGTGCTAAGCTTATCATTGGTTCTGGTACCCAAACGGGTTCTTGGTTTGCCATCAATGCTCGCATGGCTAACGTTGGTCTTTCTTATTATTCGGTTGAGACTGATTGGGATCGTAACACTCTGACTTTGATGAGAGTTGCTAATGGTAACTATACCTCACTGGGTTCATGGACACCAACCAACTGGGCTGCTGGATCTACTCACATAGTCAAGCTAAGCTGCAACGCCTCGGCCATCAAAGTCTTTGCTGATGGAACTCAGGTTATATCGGTTACTGACACTGGCATTACCACTGGAAATCGCGTAGGACTACACGCCTATGTGGCAAGCCTTGCGCACTACGCATGGGAAGACTTCACCGCCAACCCACTCGGCGCAACTACTCCACCCCCAGTGATTCCTCCAGTCATTCCTCCAGTAACTCCGCCAGTTACAACGGGTGAATTTTATACCAAGAACGGTAGAGTTGGTAGAGACGGTAAGCAGTTCGTTGCTGTTGGATTGAACGGCGTTGCAACATCACGTAGCGCAGCCGGTGCTCCCGGCCAGTGGTGGAACGACACAGGCATGGGTGTTATGAATGGTAAGTCACAGCAGTTTGTTCAGCTTGGATTTAACTTCGTACGCTTTAATGACATGCGTGATTATAGTCAGTTCAATTTCCGTGACTGGCAAAATGGTATGTTCGACTGCATGGATGAATACCTTGCTCGTGGCGTAACCGTCATGCCAGCTTATCACCGCGTCGGTCCCGGCACTAACCCCACGCCTGCTTCACTTGATGCTAACAGTGATTTCCAGAACTACTGGACGGAGATCATCGATCGCTACAAGACCAATCCTAACGTATGGGTGAATCCCCTTAACGAGCCAATCGGTACGGCTTGGGATCAGTGGGAGAACCTTAGTAACTATCAGTACAACCTGATGCGTAACAAGGGTTGGACCGGTATCATCGTAATTGATCTACCTCAGTGGGCGCAGGGAATTAATATCGGTGCTCAAAGAATGGCTAACTTCCTGACCGGTAAGACCAAGGTCGTTCTTGGTTTCCACAACTACGGCATGGAGAACCAGACCGCTGCGGTCCAGGCTGCACAGGCTCTTGGTGTTCCGTTCCTGATCGGTGAGTGTGGAGAGGTATGGCCTTCTGGAGCTGATCGCTCTTCGATGGAGTGGTGTGTTGCTCAAGCAGATGCTCTCGGCATTGGATGCCTCGGATGGTGGGGTGCTGGTAACCGTAATGATGGATATGTTCTACGTCAACAGACTGGATCAACCTTCTACGACAGCGCGCCACTAACGAACTTCGGTACCAAGATGTTCAACCTTGCTGCGAACAGACCAGTACAACCTAATCTCTAATACATAATACATAAAACCTAGTAGATACCGCTCGGCTTTTGTCGGGCGGTATTTGCTTTTTACCGACAGAACTGCTATCATGGACTGTCCGTTCATAAAGGAGATGTAATGAGTCTTTCATTTAATGAGTACCAACAAGTTGCAAAGACAACAGCTATTTATAATCCAGATTACAAGGTGATCTACCCCGCATTGGGATTGGCTGGTGAGTCGGGAGAGGTAGCAGAGAAGGTCAAGAAGTTCCTTCGAGATGATAACGGCGTAATGACAGATGAGCGTAGACAGGTAATCATGGCTGAGGTCTCAGACGTGCTGTGGTACATCGCCGCTATCTGCTCTGACCTGGACCTGAAGATGGGTGATGTAGCTCAGTTTAACCTTAACAAGCTGGCTCGCAGAAAAGAACAAGGCACACTGAGCGGCAACGGGGACAATAGATAATTGAAACAATTTGTAAATTACCATAACCATACCGTCTATAGCTTGCTTGATGGCTACTCTAAGGTAGAGCAGTATTGTGATCGAGCTAAGCAGATGGGTCAACCAGCCGTAACTATCAGTGATCACGGCAATATGTTTGGTGCGCTGGACTTTTACGATGCAGCCATGGCCTCTGGCGTCAAGCCATTTCTGGGGCAAGAGTTTTATCAAGCAAGAAAGACTCGCTTCGATAAAGATGGTGAAGAAAGAGCTTCTGGCTCCGCCAATGAGTGGGGTCAGCGTGGGCCTTATCACTGTGGCATTATAGCTTACAACAACGTTGGCTATCATAACCTGATCAAGCTTAGTTCTCGGGCGTTTACTGAGGGCTATTTTGTCAAGCCTCGTATAGATCATGAGCTATTAACCCAGCACCACGACGGTTTGGTTATGCTTTCAGGCTGTCTATCAGGGGAGATACAGCAGGCTCTATTGCGAGATGACTATGGGTTTGCTCTGGAGACAGCAGCAAAGATGCAGTCTATCTTCGGTAAAGAGAACTACTTTATTGAGGTCATGAATCACGGTATCGAAGAAGAGATAAGAAACTATCCCCTACTGTTGAAGATAGCCAAGGACATTGGTGCTCCAGTCATAGCTACTAACGATTCCCATTACACTACCAAGGGTGACGCTCACTTTCATGACGTTATGCTCTGTGTGAATACAGGGTCCAGACTGGATACTCCTGACAGATTTAAGTTCAGTGAAGATGAATTCTATCTGAAGTCATTTGATGAGATGACATCTATTTTCCCGGAAGAGTTCATCACTAACACGCTGCTTATTTATGACAAGCATGATCTTAACCTTAAGTTTGAAGAGTTCCACTTCCCTCACTTCCCATTACCAGAGGGCTTTACTGCTGACTCTTACTTCTCCCACCTCGTATACGAAGGGGCTAAGAGAAGATTCGGTGAGGGATACAGAGCCGACAAGGTTATCATGGATCGTTTGGAATACGAGATCCAGGTCATCCTTCAGATGGGTTTCCCCAACTATTTCTTAGTGGTAGCAGACATAGTGTCTTGGGCCAAGGACAATGGTATCTTGGTGGGTCTTGGTAGAGGTAGTGCGGCTGGATCTCTGGCTGCGTACTGCATGCGTATCACAGAGGTTAATCCTCTTGATTACGACCTGCCTTTTGAGCGCTTCCTGGTGCCCGGGCGTAAGTCCATGCCTGATATTGACCTTGACTTTGACGATCGTTTTCGTCAGGATGTTATTGAATACACCAGACAGAAGTACGGTCACGATCATACGGCAAACATTGCCACCTTTAACAAGATAGGTGCTAAGAAGGCTGTCCGTGACGCAGCACGTGTGCTTGGATATGAGTTTGATGTTGGCGACAAGATAGCTAAGGTCATGCCACCACCTGTATTTGGTGTAGCCAAGTCTCTTCAAGAGTGTCTGGAAACAGAAGAGTTCTTCAAGCTTTATAACTCTGATGAAGATGTTAAAAACGTAGTTGATACCGCCCTTGGATTGGAGGGTCTCATTCGTGAGACCAGTGTGCACGCTGCAGGATTGGTGGTTGCCGATGCTCCCATCACCAACTATGTGCCCGTTATGCAAAAGGGTCCAGAGGCTACCGTTATTACGCAGTACGACATGCATCGAATGGAACAGAACGGCTTGCTTAAGATTGACTTCCTAGGCTTACGTAACCTGTCCATCGTGGACATGTGTTTGAAGAACATCGAACGCACAACAGGCGAGAAGATCGACATCTATGAGATCCCTAAGATCTATGATCAGAAGACTTTTGATTCTCTGAGTCGCGGAGAAAATGTTGGTGTATTTCAAGTTGAATCTGCTGGCATTAAAGAGTTACTAGTAGGTTTGAAGCCATCTGAAGTGGAGGATTTAGTAGCTATCCTAGCTCTATATCGTCCTGGTCCAATGGGTTCAAATGTGCACAACGAGTTTGTGGATCGCAAACATAAAAGAAAGCCAGTCAAATTCCTTCACGAATCATTGAAGGGACCACTGGCTAACACCTTTGGGCTTTTGTTGTACCAGGAGCAGCTGCTAGCTATAGCGAGGAACGTAGCAGGGTTTGATGTGGGAGAGGCTGACGACCTACGTAAGGTAGTGGGTAAAAAGCAAACTGAAAAGATGCCAAAGTTTAGGGCGAAGTTTATCGATGGCTGTGTTAAAACAGTCGGTATGAATAGATCGACCGCTGATCAACTATTCAACGAGATCGAGCACCATGCATCGTATTCCTTTTCTAAGAACCATAGCGTTCCTTATGGTCTGCTTTCTTATATCACCGCTTATCTACGTGTTAATTATCCAGTTGAGTATATGGCAGCGGCGCTATCGACGGTACAAGACAACGAAGAGAGGCTTAGACTTTACCTGGAAGGGTCCAAGTCTCTAGGTCTCTCAGTACTACCACCGTCAATCAACTACTCCGACTATAACTTTGCCGTTAAGTCTGAAGACGAGATCGTATATGGCTTCAGTGCCATATCTGGCATCGGAGAAGTACTGGCTAACAAGATGGTAGATACCAGGACGGAAGACTACACGTCCCTGTACGACTTTATGCGCAGGGTAGACGTTGATATTCTTAACAAGAAGATCATTGAACACTTCACTGCCTCAGGATGTTTTGATGAATTGATAGCAGAGGTAGACATACCTTCCTTATCTAAGATGGAAAAGATGTCCGTTCTTCAGCAAGAGTCTGAGGAGCTGGGTATCTTCTTGACTGATCATCCTTTGAATGATATATATGATATAGTTATAGATAAGATTACACATAATATTGATCAGTTAGATGATGCGTCAATAGGTAATGTGGTCAAGCTAAGTGGTGTCGTGGTTTCCTTCGCTAAGAAGATGACCAAGCGCGGCAAGAAGATGTACAAACTAAAACTTGAGGATCTTACTGACTCTATATATGTAGATATCTTTCCCGCTAAAGCAGAGACAATAGAAGATGATGAGATTCAAAAGGGTGACATTCTAGTCATAGAAGGTAAGCCAGCTAGAGTATCTGATGATGAGAACTCTACTATCAGCCTCAGGTATAACAGTCACGAGAAGATAGATATATCAGATGCTATAGGTACTAAGCCTATATTCCTAACATTCCAAGCTAAGCCACACTACGAACAGATAAAAAAGATTCATGATATAATTGATCACAATCAAGGGGAGTCTTCTGTGTTTCTATCTTTTAAAGACGGAAGAAATATAGTTAAGCTTAAGTTTTTAAAGACAACCAATCCAGAAATAGAAAATGTTCTCAAGACTATTTGCGAGGTAGTATCATGACACTTCCAGGAACCTATCAAGACCCCATGCACAAGCCATGCTTTACTGCCTGCGCAGCCTGCTTTAGATGTTCTGATAAAGGTAGATACACCAAGTGTAATACGTGTAGTGGCTGTATGGATCCAGCAGGCAAGGTCGATGTGGATCCAGATCACTTCTGTGACTGCGCCCAAGGAGTTATGAGATGGAGAACCAAAGAAGGTCGTCTCATAATTACCAGGTACCAACGTAATCCCTTTGAGGGTCAGGTTATAAAGACGCCAGACTCAGAAGACAAGAGAGACTTCCAGGCGTATCTCCAGGAGTATAGAGAGAAGATGGAAAACCCATACGTGTCTCCTATTACAGCTACTATCGATGGCAAGAAGGCTTTCTATAACGATGACATGGTGGGCTTCTATGACGAGAATGGAAACCAAGTAGGATGAATCTTTACGGCATACTTCAATCGGAAACATCAGATCTATCTGTGTCTTTATATGTTACTAGAGAAAATAATCTGCACTTCTGGGTACGTGCTGGGATTGCTTTGATAGGAATAGAATCGATAGAAGACGTAGATGATTTGATTGAATTATTACAAGCGGCTAAAAGAGAAGCGGTTCGTTTCGAACAAGATGGAGAAGAATCAAATGTCAACTGAGAATTTCTTTTATCAAAACTCTGATGCTATGGAGATTGGTGATACAGGTTTCGTATCTCGTGAAGATGGCTGGATGGAAAACAAATACAATGGATTTGTTAGAGATCCAGAAGGTCGAATCTATGACAGTGAGGGTGAGTTAGTGTTCGACCCTTCAGACGAGGAGGATTACATTGACGCAGAAGAAGACTACGAGTGGTATCATCACTGAGATCAAGCCACCTTCAACCCTGAGGATAGGCCCCTTCATCTATACGATTGACGTGGTGGAAGGGCCATTGAAGTTGGAGGATGAAGACGAATCCGATAGCGATAAGCCTAGCTTGTTAATGGGTAAAACCATAACTCATTCCCAGAAGATAGAAATTCTCGCTGGCATGCCATACGAAGTGGAGAGGGAAACTCTTTTCCACGAAATACTTCACGCTATCTATTCCATGGTTGGTGCTCCCGATGATGGAGACCCTCACGTGGGAGAAGAGAAGCTTGTACAGATGTTCTCTCCACCTATTGTAGACATATTTGATCGTAACCCAGAGTTAATAACCTACATGTTTGGAACCAAATGATTCAGTTAGAGAGCGAACTACATCCACTTAAGAAGTTATCGCTTCAAGACTTCAGTTACTCAAGACTATCAACTTTTACTGACTGTGAGCTGAAGTACTTTTATAGCTACATATTGAAAGAACCAAGAGAATTTGGTGCGCCAGCCACGCTGGGTAATATCATCCACCAGGCACTAGAGTTTACCTTGGAGAGTAATGAAAAACTGAACCTCTTTGAGTTGCTTGATAACTATAAGAACTCAAGACCAGACTATGATCCAGAAGAGAAGATTCCAGAAGAACTCATCTACGATGGAGAAGAGATGCTGAAGGAGTTCTTTGATCGTCACAAGGATGAGAAGTTTGACATCGTGGCAAAAGAAATGCCGTTCTCTGTAGTTATAGATAATGGTAGATTCAATGGTTACATCGACTTGGTTTGGAAAGACGAGAAGGGTAACGTAAAGTGTTGTGACTTCAAGAGTGGCAAGCAAGAGGTAGCAGCTAAGAACGTACCGGACAATCTTCAGCTAGGTCTGTACGCTTTAATCTTACAGTACCTATACCCAGAGCAGGATGGGGTTTACGCAGAGCTTTACTACTTGCGTTCGGGTAGAAGAAAAGGCCACCTGTTTACCACAGGTGACCTTTCCCAGATTGAGATTAAGTTGTCCTCTCTTGTTCAAGAAGTCTTAGACAAGGATGATTTTAAACCTGTCCAAGACGAATCCAAATGTTATTGGTGCGACTACGCTAAGAACGGTGTCTGCCCTACTGGGTCTAAGAGACGCAACAAGAGCAGATACTAACCGTCAGAGCGAGGCAAACTCCACTGCCTCGAAGGGGTCTTCATCGGTGGGCTGAGCGATATCATCTGAGATAGCTACTGGCATAACACCAGTGTGCACTGCATTCCAGGCAATACCGGGGTCGATGCCACGGTCAACCATGGAGCAGAAGATCGAATCGTTCAGACCCTCGTTGAAGATCTCGGCCAGTGAGTTGATTTCATTGAATGTGTTGTTCATGTGGATTACTCTACTCACTTGTTGTCGTCAATGCAAGTCTTTTTGAAAGAAATTCTGAAAAGTTTTTTTGGGGTGTGTTATAATACTATATAAATACTACAAATCTTGGGAAGCATATGAATACGAGAGACGACAATGACTTATCGTTCGAAAGAAGATTCTTCTCCGGACTTGGATTAGTCAAGAACCCACGTGCTCAAAGACGTAAGCGAAAGCTGACGGTCGATCTAGAGCAGGAACCAAAAATAGTGCCCCGTAAATACAAGAGGGGCAACGCATTTCAGCACACCAAAACTGGTGCTCGCTCCGATCTAGAGGGGATCGTGGCTAGAAGCTCTTGGGAAGCTGACGTTATGCGCGTACTGCAGGCACACAAGATTAAGTTTGAGTTCGAGCCTAAAGTGTTTGAGTTCCCAATAGATGCCCGAGGTAGGAAGAGCGCTTACCTACCTGATATCTATCTTACTGATCATGATATCTACATCGAGGTAAAGGGTTACCTGGACTCCAAGGGACGCAACAAGATGCGTAAGTTCAAGAAGAACTACCCCGATGAGTTCTCTAGGTTGTGGGTTGTTATTAGTAAGTCTAATAAGGACAACAAGTTCTTCTTCAAGAAGCTGGGGGTGCAGGGCATACTGTACTACGAACACCTCTGTACGTTATACAAGAATAAAATTGTTAACTGGGAGGGTGGAAAGTGACCGAAGAGAAGAGCGTATTCTCCCCCGAGGGAGAAAAAAGAAAGCGCAAGAAGAAAGCCACTAACGTTTCAGATAAGTATTATCATCTGTCCGAAGACGAGATGCAGGTACTTATAGGTAAGGCTAAGGCCGGTGATCCCGCTGGACAAGAAGAGCTTCTTAAAGTATTCGATAACTTCATCATGAAGTACTGTGCCCTGTTGTACAGAGGTAAGTATGACCTACATGATTATGACATCCGTAGATTCATTTCATTATTCATACCAGATAAAACCATTAGTGTAAGACTAACTCGTAATCAAATTAACAACGCTACATACAAAGCTGTTAATGAAGTTATGCGCGGCATCAACTACATGGTGCGTAGATACTGTGACGAGATTGATGTGCGCCAGACGGTACAGGTTACTTTCCTTCAGTGCATAGCGAGGTATGAGCGTAGAGGTTCTATCCCATTCAGTGGATATATATATAGTTACTTCTTCTACCTACTAAAAAGAAACGTGGACTTCTTCTTGATTTCCCAGGTAGGTCGTAACACATTCCCGCTACATACTGATGATAACGTATCGTCTTCTTTCCCCAACACAGAAGAGCAGACTCCTACTAACGTACCGATGACTCCATCAGTAGAGGACATGCTGGGACCTGATCAGATAGATGAGTACTGGATCATGGGAGAGACTGCCATCTTCCCGTTCGACAGACTGACCGTGCATCAACGACAGCTCATCAAGTGGCGTTACGTAGACGGACTCAAAGCTAGTCACATAGCTGAGAGAATAACCGAACATCCGAACACCTGTAGAGCACAGCTCCAAGCTATTAAGGATGAACTCACTTCCATCCTCAAAGAGGAGTTTGATATCTAACTGTCATAACGATGATTATCGGCGGGGTTTATAACGCCGATAATCATCGTACTATAACACTGTAGCCTATTTAAGGAGGCAGTGTATGGCATGGCCTGTATATCAGAGAGTACTACCATCTAATCTGAATAATGTATCCAATGGTAACCTTGCTTCGGACCTATTGGTTTCGGTTAAGTTCCCCGGTCGTACTGGCGCGCGCTTGCACTTCCAAGCTGCCCGCTGCTGGTACGCTATGGCAGACGCTTGCCAGAAGTATACCGGAACTACCCTCACCGTTGTTAGTTCTGCAGATGCGTATAGATCATACGCTAATCAGCTAAGCACTTTCCTCGCAAGGTACGAGCCAGTATCTTTCGCCACCTATGCTATCACTGGTAAGTCTCGTCGCAGAAGTTTTTCATATGGCGGTAATAAGTACTGGAGACTAAGAGCTGGCATGTCTCCGTCAGCTACTCCTGGTATGTCTAACCACGGCTTGGGTATCGCTATCGACGTGGGTGTTCTATCTGGAGATGGTAGAGTTGTCAGTGTTTGGGGCTCTAACGCTTGGGATTGGTTCCTTGCGAACGCTGTAAGCTATGGCTTCAGCTGGGAAGATCAGATCGAGCCTTGGCATGTGAGAATGTTCACGGGCGATAAGACACCAGCTGCGGTGCTAGCCTTTGAGAACGGTGCCGGAACTGCCCCTCCCGTTTGGCCTCCGTTTGCCCCAGAGCAAGGTCAATGGGGACTGTGGCCACTAGCCGAGAAGCCACGCATTGGTACTGGCGCACAAGGTGAGGCGGTAAGGTATTTACAGGGTGTTATCCTATGGAAAGCCGGTGGTAATATTACTGTAGATGGTGACTATGGCGCTCAAACAGCACAGCGTGTGCGAGACCTACAGTCTTGGTTCGGAGCTTACGTAGATGGATGGGCGGGTCCTGAGACCTGGCATCTTATCGATACGCTAGCTGTACAATAAAATCTCCATTCGTGCAGGGATGGAAAAGGGCCGGGGAGTGATCCCCGGCCCTTCCTTATTGTATGGTCAGCTTCTGGTTGTATCTTTAATGATCTTGTATCTCTCGTATGTTTCTTCTGAAGCTATTCTAAACACCTCATCAATCGTCTCCCTGATGAGTTCGATGGTCTCATCAGGATCATCGCTCAGAGTAACCGGCATAGCAACCGCGGCATACACGTCGATGTTCTCGTAGTTACCCGTATTGATCTTGCGCTGTACACCACAGATTACAACTGGTTGAGTTGTAACTGAGAGTGAAGCAACTACTGGGGTAAGCTTTGTCTCTAGATCTTCCATTGTCTTGTCCACTGCTCCACTTGATAACTTTGCCATTAAACACTAACCTCCTGGGTTACTCCGATTGCTTTCTTGATAAAGGATATTGTAGCTTCTATTTGATCCAACTCATTCATGTCAGTGGTATCTAATTGAAAGTCAACCAATGAAAGGAACTCAGGAGATCTACCTACAGCTTCAGACTCATGGTTGTTCTGCTCAGCTGTCATAAGTTTTTTGTCCCTCTTGTATAGCCTATCTTGTAGTTCGCTTGGATCCGCATCATATCTGATAAGGAATCCATTTGGATGAGACTTTATCTTCTGTGCCTCGTTCATGAATCTTACATCAGAAATCAACATGATGAAAGGCTTTTCTTTAGAATCATCGCCACTGAATGCCTGACAGTCGCGGAAACGCAAATAGCTTTTAGCATGGGCGTAGTCTACAAAGCAGTTGACATTCTTTTCACGCAACATAACCCCAAGATTCTGTAGGAATGTTCTTGGCTTTCCATCAGGATCTAGCGGCATAGCATAGATATCATATACAAGTTCTACCATATCATCATAGGGAATAGTAGAACGACAGATGTCCCTGACCAGATCATGAATCAAATGAAGCTGTCTATCTTGGGAATTCTCTCCAATGGTTTTTGTTTTGATAGAAACGAATTCATACAAAGGCATCGCATGATAAATGTGATCCCAGTTTACGTCCTTAGAGTCCGACCAAGTTCCCATTTGTTCGATTATACCAACGGCTGTAGAGGTTTTCCCCGATCCAGCAGGCCCAGAAAGACCGACTATGATGGGGTGCTCTGAGTCATAGTGACCATACATGACTTTATACCCTTTCTGAATTACTATAGAAAACGAATCTATGAACGTTATTGTACCACAGATTTTATGCACCTTCAAGGCTGGTAGGTAGTTTAGCCCTAACGTGTTGGAAATCAGCTACTAGAATGAAGGAATCGTGATGGTGTTTTATGCCGCTGCAATGGTCCTAGCCGCCACGGAAGGGGCCTCAACAACGACAGAGATGATTAAACTTCTTGCGCCAGGTATTGTGGCCGCCCTGACGAGCTTTGGTATCGTGTACCTTAACCGTAAATTCTCCAAGACAGATAAGACAGAAGACTCCAGATCCGCCACGTACAAGACGGACTTGGATCAGGTCATCAAGCAGAGAGAGTTTATCATAAAAGAAAACGAAGAGCTATGGAATGCGTTGAAGCTAGAGCTAGAAATGTGCAGGATGGAAAGAGAAAAGCTAGATAATACTGTGGATCACTTAAAGAAAAGATTAGTTAAAGTGGAAAGTGAACTAACAGCTTGGGAACTAGGACTGAAAGTTCCAATCGGATTCAAGCTGGTCAAGCTTACAGATGAAGAAAAGTTTTAAAGCGCCAATCTAGAGGGGAATTTAAAATGGGGATGCCCAGTGCAAAAATCACCTATAGAGTAGAGGTGCATCAACGTTATGCTAAGATAGGTATATTACTTTTTCACTTCCTATTAATGATTATAGGTGTACTTACGTTAATAGGAGATGAGACTGAAGCACCGGTAAGAGTATCAATAGGGGCGCTTTTGATATTCGCATCGGGGTTTAGCATGATAGTTACCCTTGGTAAAAGCAAGCGTATTAGAGCCGCGGGAATGATAAGTTCTACCGCTATCTTATTCAAACCGTTTTCGCTTTTAACTGAATTGATGTACGGGAATGCCTTGGATTGGTATCCCACTACGATAACATTCTTGAGTTGGGTAGCACTTTGGTTCGCATTCTTTGCTCACTGGATCTATGTAGCAGAACCTTATGTAGAATATATACATAGTTTAGAAAAAAAGTAATAATATTTTCAGTACTATATGATATAGGATTGTCCATATTACGGAGGAACAAATAATGTCAAACGAGGAAGTAGAAGGCATCATCGAAGAAGCCATCGCCAAGATCGAAGAAATGGTCGAGGACGTTAAAGAAGAGATCGCTACCGTGGTTGAAGAGGCTAAGGCCGAGATCACAGAGGTAGTCGAGGAAGCACCCGCAGAAGAAGTCCCCGCAGAAGAAGTACCTGCTGAGGAAGTTCCAGTAGAGGAGGTGCCAGTTGAGGAAGCGCCAGCTGAAGAAGCACCAGTGGAGGAAACTCCTGTCGAAGAAGTACCTGCTGAAGAGCCAGCCGCCGAAGGGCCAACAGAAGAAGAAGTAGCCCTATGGATTGCTGCTGTTACAGAGATCATGGAGCGTGATGGTGTATCGGAAGACGAAGCCAACACAAACTTAATCAACCTCTTGAAGAACCTTGAGGCTGAGGGTCAGCTCTGATTCTAATAGATAGAATACCGTAAGGAGGGGGCCACTTCGGTGGCCCTTTTCTTATTTACAGACCTTGTACTCGGGCAATACAAGCGCGGGCATAATCCATGTACTTCAAGTAATACTTACCAGTGAAGGCCATCCATAGGTTGAATCTAGTTCCTCCCTTAGAAAAAACAAACATTCTTTCTACAGATTTTCTAGGATCTAGAGCGGAACTCACTGGGAAATCAGGATGCCAGTACGTATTAAATTGACATAGACCGATATCCATACTGAGGTAGGCCTTAGAGGTCGGTATGTCATTAATATTAATAGCATACACATTACCTCGTGATTCAACCCAGATGATGGCTACGGCTGTTGCAGCGGCATCTCCGGTGAATCCAGCATCGAGTACCAGTTTGGATATCTGGTCCATGTCAAGGAACTTAGTTTTCATTTGGCGACCCTTCAGTAATGATACATCAGAGTCTATAGTAACATTACTTAATCGTGTGGGCAGTCCTCAATGATAAAGGTACCATCTGATTTTACCAACACTGAAACATGATCACCAAATGCTCGCTCTAAAAGAGTTTCGTTCTGGGAAAGGAAGGTTTGAACTTCATCACGAACTTGAGCCATTTGGTTAGCAGTAACTTCATTATAGCCCTGCTGTACCGCTCGCTCGTGAAGTTCCCTGTAATAGTTTTCCAACTGAACAATCTCGGTCACACTATACTTTCTCCAGCCAGCATCTTCAGGAGCGACAAAGGGCTTGAAAGCTTCTTTTAATTCCCAACCCATGGACCAGTTTGGATCATCGTCAGGATAGGAGTCAAACATTTCATCGCCCTTGGAGTAGTACAAGTTGTAGACACTGAATTCGCAGGGCTCTCCATCATTGAAGTATGGAGTGTACTGACTCCAGTAAACTTGCTTCACGCCAAGATCAAACAAAGGCTGAAGCGCAGACAGAACAATGGGCTGCCCTTGTTCTTGGGCAAGTTTGTTGATAGCCTGTTGAGCTTCAGCAAGCTTAGCATTAAACTCTTGCAGTTGTTGAAGTGCTGTATCCATATTAGTCATCCAATCCTGGAACTACTTTGCGGCCTTTGCGATAAGCGAACTGAACCATCTGATCTTCTGGTATCAGATCTAAGAAATCAGAAACAGTAGGAATCCTACCAAGATCTTCAATGATGTGCTCTTCCACTATCTGACGCACATCAAAAGTCTTACCTTCAGAGTTGACAAGATAAGCACCGAACACCTGGACAGCAATGTAAGGACCCATAGAGTTATGAAGGATAGCTCTGTGTCTAACATCTGGGTGTGCTGCCTTGGTCATGTCCATGAACTCATGGATAGGGGTGTAGTCAAGATACACACCACCATACCTGCGAACAGATAGGTGAGCGTGGTCAAGAGGTTTCATCTTGGTTCTCCTTTGGAAGAACTGAGCATCTGCAGTAGTGAAAGATTCTTCCCTTTTTCTTGATGGTTCCATCGCCAGCACAGTAAGCGCAATTGGGATCAGGATCTACCACCCGAGAACTAAGAGAATCTCTGCGAGCAACGTTTCTATACTGAGTCTCTCTTGCCCTATAGGAGAAGTAGTCTCTGTAATAGGTCACCTTACCAAGATCATAAAGAACTTTATTGATCAAGGCCTTGCGTTGAGCAGAGTCATCAATGACACTGAGGAATTCTTCCTTGGTCAAAGGACCCTTCTGTTGGTCACACCGCCGACAAGAAATAGCAATGTTGTCTTCTACGTTGGGACCACCACGTGACATGGGAATCCTGTGGTCGCCTACTACACGATCATTAGCAGTTATATCAAGCTCTTGATAGACTTGCTTACCACAGTACTCACACCAAGCCACACCATGTTCATCATACTGTGCTTGAATCACTTTATTAGTTATGCCGTTACTGCGTCTACCGCTCATGTCAGCCTACAGTAATCTCTTCTCCGAACTCAAGCACTAGTAGTGCTGCAGAAGATTCACAGTCCACTCCAATAACAGTACCGAATTCAGTCGGTGCGCTGTACCTACAGTGCCAGTGTCCGTGTATGTGAAGTTTGGGTTTGACTGCAGCAAAGATCCGTTGCATGTGATGGTTCTGTATTGCATTCCATCCATCAATCACTTCACCAAAGCTATACTTGCGCTTAACGGGAGGACATACGACGCTATCATGGGTGAACCAAACGTCAGCAGGACCACCATCGATAGAGGCATTTACATCGGCAGCCGAGGTTACTTCATCAGGCCACCAAGAAGTACCTTCTGTCCTTGAGAAACGATCAACACTCACCGCACCACCAGTGAATAGCACGGTGTGCTTACCGAACTGGACACGAGAACCATCAGGCACGTAATGAAGACCACCAGTAAGATCTAAATCTTTTATAAAGGTCTCTGCCTCAGGTCGCCAGTCATGGTTACCTCGTATGACCCAGATGGGAAAGTGATTGTTCTGAGCATAGCGATTGACATCTGCTGCAAAGCTATGATCAGGATCAGCAAATGGGCGCTGTAATTCATCACGTTCGTCAGGCCAGAAACCAAAGTCGCCAACTTGAATGATCAAATCTATATCGTTTTCAATAGCAAGATCGATCGAGGAACGTATGAAGTTGTAGTTGCCATGAGAATCTCCCACAACAAGCACTGAAAGATCTTCTTTGTCTATGACATTCATACGTTTCTCTTTCTAAGTATAGATTTCTATTTCATCATCAGATTCATCGTCATCAAAGTCAGCAAACTGAGGAATGAGTGATTTGTATCCAGCGTTAGGATTTATCTCGTTGTGAGAAACAGCATTAATAAATCGTAATCCGCAAGAATCTTCCCACCACTCGACTATCTTATCATACATCTCATCAACAGTGCCAGTGAAGGTCGTGTCATAATGCGCAGCAAACCAATCAGCTTCGGTCTGATCCATTGCAAGATAAATTTTATGACATTCATCCCAGGATACAGAAAGAGCATCCTTAAGTTCCACTCGCACTAAGTCAAACAGATGATCTATGTTCATAGAGATCCCAGTGGTATTCGAAACCACCTTGACCTGGAGTTAGAGTCCAGCGCATTACCACTATGCTATGGGATCAAAAGTTGAGTATGTGTGTAGGGACTCCCGATTCTCCACCCTACTTCAGAGCTTGTCTGGTCCTAGCTATCCAGACGTTATAGGATTGGCCGCAAGACTCTGGTCTTAAATTTATGGATCGTATCGTATATAAACGAACACATACTCATACCTTATATTACAGGCTCAGACCAGTGTCTTCACCCAACTCGGTAGCATACTTATCCATCACCAAGTGATAGAGATCGTGGCTACGCTGTGAATCTTCCATCGCCATCTCACGAAGAATGAGACGCTGAACACGCACGCGGCGGTTCAAAGCTGTCAGAGCCTTGGACTGTGAAGCGATCTTGGATTGCAGGCGTGAGCCTACATACCATTCACTCTTCGTGGTCAGAGCTTCGATCTCAAGCTTAGCATCAGCGAGCTGACGACGCAGCTCAGCGACACGCTGTTGAAGAATCTCTGTCTCAGACAGAACCTTAAGTCCAGTATCAGTCATTGTTTTCACCTCCCTTCGAAAAAATTAAAGGGAGTGAACTGATCCACTTAGGATGACGGCCAGGCTTGATAGCTATGGCTGTATGTTCGTCATCAAGATCTGGTTCGCAAAAGTAAATTGCATCCTCAAGTCGATCAAGAAGATCAAGAATTGAATCCTCATCCTTGCCACCATCTAAAGCAATAAGGTAATGGTTCTCGGAGAGATTCCATTTACGCTGCGCTTCGATAGCAACATGACAAGCTTGGGCAACAACCAGACCTGGTTTCAGATCAGATCTAACAATGATATAGAGGCGGTCCTATACGTTCAAAGTATTACTTCTTTCTATGTATCGATATCAGAGATATCTTTGTTTTCGGTTTTCGCCGGTGGAATCCACGGCTCTTCACGCTTGATGTATTGTACCATACCGTTGTTCATACGAATAGTAAAGTGTTCGCTATCTTTATATCCAGTATCGGGATGAGCAAAGATTGCATTTATATCAAGATGAGAATCTTCGACAGCAACATCAGTGTATTCACCAGTGCGTGTCATGATAGGAATGAAGTTTCTGAAGATGCTATCTGGTTCATACTTATTGCGATACTCATCTTTTTCTTCTTCAGTGAGTTCACGGTATTCGTACTGACGCTCGAATAACAAACCATCTTCAGTGATGAAGTAGTATGACATGGCACATTCCAAAGACTTGGTCTGACCATCTTGTCCGCGGAAGTGTTCGTATCCTTCAGGAAAAGGATAGTCTACTTCAATGTAATCAAACATACCCATGGTTATGTCTCTATCTTTGCTGCTATGGCTGATGGATTAAAAATGTTTTTGAAGAAGTAGTTACGTCTACGTATATTAGCAAAGACTCTTTGAGAAGCAGGATCAATATGCATCTTGATACGAGCACCAAGTGCACCGGATTGATACCCGCACTCTTCTAAAAGATGAGGATATCTCTCACGCATTATAGTGTCGGTAAAGCTAACAATTATTTTTGCTGAATTAGTATTACGAATCAAACCGTCATACTTGGCTGCGTTCAAGGCATGTCCTGGACTAGTGGCAATGAAATCCTCAGAAGCACCTTTGGTATTCGTAACCATATACACTGTGTATGTCATGTAAGAATATCTCCTAAACCAGTTTCTACATCAAAGAACTTTGTATTGACAAGACTATCATTGATAGCATAAGCTATCTTTCTTGCCTCAACCAGTAAAGGAGACAGACCTGGTCCTTGAAGATCTTCTTCGTCCATGACTTCTTCTAAACCTTCGCAAAAAGAACTGATCGCAATGAACATCACTGCAATTTCTTTGTAGTCTTCGCATACAATATCTAACTTAGAACCATCTGCTGATGGAATACATTCCATTAATCACGTCCCTATGGCGAACTTTGATTGAAGAGATACGGGTATAGGTACATGTACAACATTTATATATATGAAATCTATTTCTTCGTCAGCATCTGACTGCCAATCATTATAAACTTTATTGGCATCATCTATATCCAGAGTACAAAAAGTACTGGGAGTAAAAGGATCATCTGAAGACGCCCAGATAACTTCGTAGATGGTTATAGTTTCCATAGCGGGGCAGGAGGGA